GATGTTCCTGTATTAAAAATCTGAATACCAATTCTAGATTTACCTTCTACATCTGTAGCTGCAAGAATTAATGTCTGTCCACTGGTTGGGGTAGTTGTACCTGTACCAGTAGCAAATCCGCTAGTTGTTGAGCCCGCTCCTGCCGTTGCTGATGTAGTTACGGATGATGTAGATGTTACTCTAATAGAAGCGTCGCCGCTACCGTCTGCCACAAACTTATGAAATTCGCGTCCTCCGCGATTATCACTTAGTGCCATATTTTCTCCTTACTTTTTTACATCGCATCTCAAAAGAGTATGAATCGATGTATAATATATTACCCGTCAGGAGTATATAAAGGTTTCGGTATAAAAGACAAATTGAGGGAGATTAAGGTTCTCCCTCGGACCTTTTGAATAAATTAGTTACTATAATCTATTCTATTTTAACTTTAGTCAGCGGTTGCTATAACTATTACACCAGATTCTGGTCTAATAATCTTCATACCATATCTCATAGACATGTAGGAGCCAGTAATTCCGAATCCGGGATTAGCTTCTTCTACAGTTAGTCCACGTCTTTCGACGTAAGCCATAGGTTTGACAGACATATCAAAGACACCGAACTTGGTGACTGGTACGTATGAGTTAACGAAAACTTTCAAACCATACAATTGTCCTACGAGACCTGTTTGAGCTGCACTTGCCATTCCTAGAGAGTCAGAACCACCGAAAGCAGCTGTGGTTGTAGTACCTGCTGCCGTAAATGGGACAGTGAAGTCTGCTAAGTCTAACAATAGTTTGTAGTGGGACGGTGATATCATAATAGTATCTGCGTTTCCACCTTTCGAACCGATTAACTCAATAGCTCTTGTCAAATCCAATAGAGAAAAGTTTGCCACTGATGCACTGCCTGCTCCAGTTGAAGCGAGGTAGTGTGAACCAGTGTTTGGTCCCATTGCATTGTATGCTGATGAGTCGTATAGACCATAGTCGTTCAATCTTGAACCAGATGCTGCTGCTGTAGCAACGTCTTTTGCGAAGAAAGCTCCGTGGTCGAAGTTAGCGAATAACTGTGCGTTAGCTTCAGTTGTAGCTACTACAACGTCAGTTGTTCCGAAAGTTGCGTCAGTTATACCAAATAAAGCTTTTACAGCGTGACCAGTTACGTGTCTGTCAACTGCTCTGCGTGCTTCATTCAATGCCATCTCCATCTCTGAAAACCTTGAATCTTCTATCATTCTTCGGGTTACACCGACTGCAAGACCGTATTCTTTAACACTAACACGCTCATTTCTGAGGTCTGTGCTTTGGTATGCAGGTGTCGAACCTTCATCTATCTGTTCCATAGCCATGCTTTGCTTAGCTACTGTTATATCTATATCTCCACCAGTGTCAGTCGTATATTTCTGTGCGAACATTTGTAGTACGGGTAAACTAGTTACTCTGTAATCTACAATTGCATCTTTGAAATCTACAAGCGTTCTTTGCGCTGCTGTGCTGGTTGTTCCGTCGCCGCCTCCGGCAGACGTTAGTATTCCTGTTTTTGCTGTTACCATATTTTATCTCCTTAAATCAACAACACCTTTGTAAGTGTTGTGCCGCCGCTAGCGTTAGCTTCTACGCAAATCCCTACATGTGTCAAAGGTTCTGCACTTGTTGCGTTAGGTATATGTACTAATAGACCATTACCTACTTTCAAGTAATCTCCTACTGCTGCACCGTTGCCGACTAATGCTCTTACTATAACTCCACTTCCGGTTATTACGTTGATTGGGTCTCCATCTGCATCTGCTGCAGTAAATGCTACACCCAACATTCCGAATTGTGCAGTTGTGTCTAATAGTTTCCCATTAGTATGCATCATAACTGGTTCTCCAGCTACGATGGCTTCTCCTGCTGTAAATGGTAAGATACGCGCTGGCGCTCCACCATCATTTACTAATATTTCTGTTGCCATATTTTATTTTCCTTAGTTTTTATTCCCGGTAAATTTGATTCTACCATCGTCTCCCATCGCAAAAATGCGTGAGATTTCTTCTGCCTCTACAGGCTTTTCTTCAGCATCATGAGCCTTACCTTTTCCAAAAGTTCGTTCTGAATCTTCTGGTACCGGTATGGACTCCATTGCGATACTGTATCCTTCTAGCTTAACTCCATCCCATGAAGAAAGTTCCTTCACACGAGCATCCTTGGTGTCGTCTTCGACCTTTCCAAGAAGTGCTTCTTTCTCTAGTATTGCGGTTACGAATGCAAGTTTTTGAGCTTTGAGTTCTTCCTCTTCTCTCTTAACTTCCATATCTTCGAATTTTGCTACTAAAGCAAGTGTTTCCTCGTGCTTGGTATTCAATTCTTCAAAAGATGTAGTCATTTCGTCTAACTGAGATTTCATAGTAGCGAATGCACGCTCTGTGATGTTCTCAGCATCTGTTTGTTTTACTTCTTCTTCAGCCATAGTTATTACCTCGCTGTTGTCCCCATGCGTTCCACAGGCACATGAATCCTTCTTATGACCATCACAGTCACAATCAGATTCCTTTTCACCGAATTCACGGTGTTCGTCACATTCCTCTCCATTTCCTATTGTACATGCTTCACAAACCGGGGTTCGTGTTTCATTATCAATAAAACTTACCTCAATAGGACGAATGTCAGTTGCGAATGGCTCTCCTAAGACATCAAGGTCTTTAGAAAACCAATCTATACTTACATGTGTCATATCGCCGTTTCCCAACTTTCCCAACACTTCATTTGTTTTAGCTGCGTCTTTAAACACTTTAGCTAACATTTTAATACCAGTTTTACCGTCGTCTAACTCTACGATTTCGGGATTGATAGCCTTACCTATAAGGTCATCGTCGGTTCGCTGGTGATTAAAGTAAATAGGAAGTTCCTTAAAACTTGCTATATTATCCTTCAAAATTGAAGGTTCTATATAAACCTTTTGGTCTCCTTGCTCATCATGTACTCCTGACGTGATAGCAATGATAGGGTAATCTATAGTTTCTTTACCTATATTCAAAGGTTCTTCTAATTCTAATGCAAAGGTACGTTTTAAATCTTCTTTGGTAGTTTCTGCTACCGCAAATGCTCTGGCAGTACCCTGTTCTACTCGCATACGACATAAATTTGCCGCCATTTCATCATAGTTCTCCACACCTCTTTTTTTAAGGACTGGCATAGTTGCTACAATACACTGTTCATACTCGTATTCTTCGCTCATTCTTTTCTGTCTCCTGTTAGATTTCTGTTTTCTGTACGTGCTGATTCTTCGGATTTATCTTCATCCTTGCCACCAGATATATTAGCATTTTCAGCAGTTTCCTGCTGTTCTACTATTCCTTCTGGGTTCAGTCCACGTTCTAATCTTACTTCACTAGGTGACAGAACACCCTCTGAGAGATATATCATATCCGTCTTAGCTTTAGCAAATGCGTCTGCTACGTTTATTTGACGGAATGAAAATTTAGCTTTGCCAGATTCTAATTGAGGCATAAGTTGTGAATTTAAAGAAGCTTCTACAGCTGCTTGTAAATGTTTAACATAAGGTTCGAATATAGGTCTAGCTTGTTCAGGCTTTTCCCACATAGTTATAGGTACTTTTAATGATATGTGTATTTTTTTAAGTATATCATCTGTATATTTACCATATTCAAAAGCTCGCTGTGTACCTTGTAGTTCTTTAATAGTTATATCATTACCGTGAATAATATCTTCACCGGGTTCTAACGTGTTAAAGGCAGATACGATTTCATTAATCTTATCAGGTCCATAAGGCATATCAGGTAAGCCAGCAGATATGTCAAACCTACTAGTGGCATATTTGTTAAGAGCCGCTCCAATGTCTCGTTCTGCATAATCTTTAAGGTCAACCAAATATAAAATAGGGTGTATATCGCTAAGGCCATAAGCGTAATCATCAAAGGGATTATTCTTATATTCAATAATTTCTTCTTCTTCAAATCTAACATTTTCTGCATCGTCTCCAATATCTTGATAATAGTACATTATCTGTCCTCTTTCATTACGCTGTACATACATATTCTGAGAAGACCTTAAAACTAGGTTATCTCCAGTATATTCTAAATAACCTGTTCCAAATATTCTACCATTGCGCAACCAAGAGTATATAATTTGTTCTAAGTTAATTTCATCAAAAAAGGTTGTGATAGCCTCACGTTCTCCATCATCATCTGTAACAATGTCATAACCGTCCTTCGCTGCATACATACAAGGTAAGTCTATCAGAGTCTTTATAATCGGGTCAGATAAGTATACATTCATATACGTTCTGTTATCACCAATCTGTGGCTCTTTATTAGAACCTCCACCATAATTGAATGCTCCTCTAGGGTTGTTCTGGAGTTTAATGCGTTTAATAACGCCGGCTCCGAAACTTCTAGGTTCATCGTCTTTAAAAGGCGGGTTTGTACCAACAGTTGCGAATTCCCTTTTACGCCAAATATTTGGCAAATAATCACGTAGAGGCATAGCTATCATTACCTATACTGCAGTGATAGTATATAAAGGTTTCGCTCAAATACCACCGGGTGCGTGTTTTCTTAACGCAGGATTGCCTCTTTTAGAGGTTGAGACACCTGAACTCGACCATCCGGCGGTAGTTTTATTTACCCGTCTCTGTGGATTCACTGAAACGTTGGTAAAGGTACCAGAAGAGGGCAACATTGTTAAGGCTGCATGTAACGCAATAGCTGTACTATCGCAATAATCATCATGTTTTCCTGATGGAGCAGATATCTTTTCTGTTTTATTAGTAGCATCCATTATATATTCTAAATCCACATGCTCTCTATACCATTTATTAACTAGTTTAGCATGATTTGCTGGTAAGTTCGCAGGGTCGGGCACTATAACTTGTCCCTTCTGTAAAAACGAAATCATATCCCTATATATTTGCGTCTTTGTTCCTCTAGGTCCTCCTGTAAAGATAAACGGTAAAAAATGTATACCATTGTTTATACACTCTAAACGCATATCTTGTTCAATCGCCCCACCAATACCAGTAGCATCTATAATAAGTTTATCAGCATTATATCTAATACATATATCAATAATACGTTCACGTTGGAATGGTATATCATGTCCACCTGTTTTAGGACTAATTTCTTCTAGAAATATAAGACTTGCGACATTCTGCGTATCGGACTTATCGGTAGACCAAACGCTAATAACAGTACTATTAACAGATTTACCAATATCCACACCCACAGTACAATTCCCATGACCAGTTCCACTTTCTAGAAACTGTATGGGATGGAAGGTACTTCGGAGTATTTTAGGATTAAAAATATTCGAGACGGATTCAACGAACTCACACTCGTATTCTGTCTTCCAATATATTGAATCTTCTCCCCATTCCATCATCTTTGTAAGCATATCTTCTTCAGTATAGGGCGGGTCATAAGCTCTACCCCTCTTTACGGCATCTTTCCATGTATAATGTAAACGCGAAAAACTTTCAGCATATACCTCGTCGTATAAGTAACGATACATATGGTTTTCTTTACTTTTCGGAGTACCTAAGTTAATAAAAGGTGCTGAATTAGAGATAATACAAGGCTCTACATTATCTATAAACAATTTATCGTCTATTAAAGGACTCTCATCTACAATTAAGAAAGTAGGATGTTGACCTCTTATAGCTTGACCTTGATTTGAAGCTGCGATAGGAGCTCTACGAAGCACCGTTCCTCCCTTCATTGTGATATTAGGCTTATTGTGAAACCTATAATGGTCTACTAAGCCATTTAAAAAAGCATTATCAGCAAAGTGTCTATAAACATAGTTAAAGATAAGTGAAGCTTGGTCCTCAGATGGAGCCA